ATATGCCCAACAATGTTTGAATAAATGTAACTTTTTCTTTATTCGTTAATCTATTTATGTTTTTAGATACTATTTCTAAATTCATTTCCCAACCTTTTTATTTAACTTTACCCATTTCAACCTACCTCCACGACGAAGCTTTTTATAATATGGCTTGTTCTTTGCCAAAATCTTCATAACTCGGAACGCTCTGCCCCATACGACATACTTTATTCCAATAGTACCTCTTGCCATTAAAGGAGTAGAGTAATATGGCCGTCTAACAATGATTTCTTTATATCTAATTTCACCAGCATCCAAAGCTTTTTTGGGAAGTTTTTCAATAGTTCTTTTGGCTAACTGAAACCAATCATTCGTCTCCAGATCGCCTTCAAATGCCATTTCATTTAAAAATATGTAATTTCCAAATTGCAATCCAAAATAAGGTTTTCCATCTATAATCTCTCGGTCTACTTTCTCATGTTTAATCATTTAACCCCAACGCTTCCCAAAATTCTTCCAAAGTCTCATGCTCGATCAATTCCACATCCTCGTCGACTTGTCTCAATGCTTCAAGTGTCTCATCATTCATATTAGCTAGCCTGCTTATTTGATTCTTCAACTTCAAATTCTTTAAGTTTTTCTTTAAATTTTTCTATTAGCAAGGGTGCTTCTTTTTGAAATTCTCGATAAGTTTCTTGTTTTTCTGTAGACCATGAATCAAATACTTTCTTTCTAAATTGATCATCAGGAATGTATTGCATTCCAATACCATCATAAAGAGTACGACCTTCAATTATACTTTCAAGATTACTAATTTGATCGTGCATCCTACAAATACAATAGCAAGCTCCTTGTTCTTTGATTTTGCATCCATTAACTAGACATCTTTTACTACAACAAGGTTTGTATTTCATAAATTTTCTTTAATCCTATTGTAACTCGGCTATCCTGATTATTTATTCTTTGGGTAATTCTGGCAATGGCATCCAATGTGTCACACCCTCTATCCTGGTCTCAGTAATGGAATACCAAGAATCCCATTCAAAATCACTATTAGAAGGTCTAAATCGATATCCCTTGTAAACTGAATCACCATCTGTAAATAAAATTTCTTCTAGTGATTCAGGTAATTTATCATAAACATCAATCCAATTCATATTAAATACTTTTGTTTGGTCTGATAATATATATTATGTTTAGTTTTTAAATTAATTGTGCCCTCTTAAATATACTTAAATCAGGCACTTTAAATTTGACATATTTAATCCCGAAAGATTATATAGTTTCAATCTTTTCAAATACATATTCATAAAATCCAGCATCCCTAAAAGTAAAACCACAATCATAAACAATCTTAGAATATCTTTTAAAAGCCGATATAGATTCTTTTTTTGAAATAATTCCAGCTATGCGCAATCTATGAAAAGACATTATCAATTCTTTTAATCTTTCTTTTTGTCTTTCTTCGTCCATTTTAATTTTACCATATTAATATTTGAAAGATTATATAGTTTTAATGGCATCTTATAGCTCTCAGAATGCTGTGAATACCAAAACATAAAAACATAAATGTAAATGGGTATTCATAAATTGATTCAAGAATATCTTTCATATTATTCCTTTGGAGGCGATGGCATCGGCATCCAATGAGTAGCTTTAATAGAATAGCCTTCGTCTGTTTCAAAATAACCTTTACAGAAAAAATATTCTCCAACGTGCTCGTTGTCAGAGGCTATGACTTTCTGATTTTCTTTTGGAGATCTGTCGCTGCACTTGATCCAATTCATTTCGCCCTCATATCAATCATCCAAGCCTCTTCAAATAATTCAGGTAATGTATTGACCCATTTATAATACCTTCTACGGCTTTTTAATATCCATTTTGGCGAGGTGAAACCTCTTCGTCTCATATTATTCTTATAACGAATGTAGTTAAGTTTTCGTGTTCGGCTATTCATTTCTTCATCCCAGCAGTCAAATGCTTCACTATTGCCAAGGCCAAATCATGCCCAATCTTCCACTTGCGTTGAAGATATGGGACAGAAAGTCTGCGATGGAGCGCGTAGTCTTGCTTAATCTGATTTAATAAATTGTGGTCTATTTTCATAATTTTCCTATTGAACGCGGCAGGAGTTGAACCTGCTCACCGCCCTACATATAAAAGGAGTCTTAATTCTTAAATTAATAGTGCTAAATGATTTCACCACAAACGCGTTCGTTATTCATAACCAAACACTGTCTTTATTTTATCTGCTAGGGATCTATTTTTATGTTTGTCCCGCTCTTGAATCAGTTCTTGCTTATTCTCTTTAAGCTGAGTATTTAAATCAGTGATTACTTTTTCAAGACCTCTTTGAATTCTCACTTGCGCATTATAACTATCTCTATCAAATGACCTGCCTATCGTTAAAATGTCTATCTCACTTCTTAATCGATGAACCAATCCATTCAATTCACTAATTTTCTGCTCATACACACTATCTAATGATAGATTAGAATGCCTAGTAAACTTCATATTGAAATTGTGCGCCTCGTATGACGGTTTCCAATCATCATATTGCTTCTTCAATTCAATCATTAATGACTCTTCCCCTCCCTTATCGGGATGAAAATGTTTGCATAATCTCTTGAATGTAGATTTAGCTTCTTCCTGGGTCTTGCAGTCATTAAAGAAATCCATAAATTATTCTATTTTCCGTTCTTCTTTTGTCTCTTTCACCTCCGGTTCATTACCCCAACGAATCATTCGAAGAGCAATCCAGCATGTTAAATTACCAATAAAAAAACCAATGAGCACAGCCATATAATCTCCATATGTTACGGATGATACGCGAGTTTAAAGAATTTTAAAATAAAAATGAATTTGTTTACATTTTTAGCGAATGAAATGGGTTTGATTAGGCATTGGCCTAGGTACTGAAGGTGGTTTATATACACCGGCTTGCATTTTGATTTTGTCGAGCTTGTCTTTAGTCATTGAGCCAGGACCGCGGCCATACTGGATGCGTGCATTTGCCATATAACGGCAACTGTCGGCACAATGGCTCGTCCAATCATGTAATGGTGTCTCGCTATAGCTTTGTGTCTTTTCGTTGAATTTCTTGTGGTAATTCTCAAGGCATTTGATTAGATGAAGGCATTTTGTTTGGTCGATGTAGGCAATGGAAAGCATGGATCGCACTGCATCGATACCTATGGAGATATCAATTTCTCTCTCAAGAACTGTGGTTTTAAGTCCCACGTCATATGCAACATCCTGCAATGTGCGCCCTGTCTGAATACTACCAGAACCGGCATCATGAGGCATATAATGAGTGCCATAGACGTAAGGTTTATTCTGAAGAATCTTAGCATAATGGGCTATTCCTTCCCCTTGGTTTTCATAGAAGTCGATGATTCGCAATTCGCCCCCAACTTCTTGCCAGAAAGTAATAGATGTGCTGTCCCCATAACCAATATCGAAAGCCGTATGTACAGGCGAACGCGTATCATAAGGAACATTGCAGATTCGGCCTTCATCTCTAGCTTTTTCAATAAGCCTACCATAATACGATCCTTCGACTCCCCTGTTAAAGCTGCAATAGAATTCTTGTTGGATATGTTCTTCCGATACGCCCTCATTTCGCATCGTCTGTATCTCTTCTTCACTCAATACCCCTGTTTCATTGATAGGCAATACTTCACAGAACCAGCTAGGCGAAGATTGAGCCATGTTCTTTAGATCGTAAAAATGATTCTTACCTCGGGGAGTGCTAATAAATATAGCGTAACCCTTATTAACATCAAGAATAGGACGTAAATAATCCCAGGCAGCAGGCGACTGAATAGCGTATTCCGAAAATATGATAATCTTTGGATTGCTGCCCACGAGGCTATCGATATTATCAGAGCCAATAAGCTGATAGAGAGATCCATTCGTTAACCTTATTTGCATTTGCTGGCCGTTCTTGCTCTCGACCACTTCTTTAGGAATGTAATCAAGTATACGCTTACCGTCATTTGTGGACGAGTCCCAAATAACTTTTTTTGCTTGCGAATATGTAGGTAAAATATGGAATGCCGTCCATCCGGGATTAAGCATCAATTGAAGAATAGCCCAATTGAACATGGTAACATCCTTGCCCCCACGTCTATGAACTACCCATACAGCACGCTTTGTGCCACTATTTAGAGCTTTGATTATCGGTATCTGATACGGACGAGGTTGAAACGTCAACTCCACTTGCAAGGCCATTTCCTTTTACCTCTACGATGATTTTTTGGGCATTATTCTGATTAGATAAAGAAGGATCGCTTTGTCTTAATCTACACTTTCCTAACCAAATTAAAAGAGTATTATCTCCAGCTAAAGCCTTACTAAATTGAACTTCTCTTAATATAGAATCGCCTTTTGCTTTCTTTTCTTGTGAATATTCTGAAAAAAGTATGCCATTATCAGTCCAGCATCTATCGTATAGATTTGCAGGCTTTATACCCAATCTAGCAGCAATTTCGGTTC